TTTGTCTTGCACAATGTCGAAGTTGATTGTGTTGAACAACCCGGGATGTAATGGTTTTGGATAATGCTGCGGTTCTACCCAAGCGTATCCGCAATGTTCTTCGTTTAGTTTTGGGATGAATTCATTTTCGATTTCACAATAGAATGTGTGATACGTGAAGTTGTTGTTGACGAACTTCTGAATAGGAATAAGTTTTGGTGACGTCGGGAAGTATCCAATTTCTTCGATACACTCACGCTCGACACCTTCGAATAGTGTCTCACCTTTTTCTACTTTGCCTCCGGGTATTCCCCAGTTTCCAGGGATCTTATCATCGTTTCTCAATAGATAAAGGAAACGATGAGTGCTTGTTGAATAGAAAAAGATGCCTGCACTAATATTGACTATCATACTATCATTTATCTGTTTTAGATAACGATAGAATAATCTCCCTGGTCATACCAGCCCTCATAGCTCTTCATCCATGTGCCTTCAGCCCAACGATATTGTACCCCTGAGTACAGGTTAGTAACATACTGAGTGTCAGCATAGATTTGACTATCGAATGCAACTTCCCATGCATTATGCGCAGCAACATATTGAATAATGTCATTGGCATTAGCAGTCACGTTACCCCAGCCATTACTTCCAGGTGATAACCCTTCAACTAAAAGATAGCGTTGACCATTTGCTGGTTCAGGCAAACCATTCTCAATGCCGGTATCGGGGTCTTTGGGACCGGTCGTGTGTGGATTAATAATTCTATCTACTGGTTGTAATGTGTTCTGTGGTAAAGTATCTGCATCAGGATTGAAGATTAACAATCTGTCGTCGGCTGGATTAAATGCAATAGTACCTACGATTGGATTACTCATGTATGGGTTATCTAACCATATCTGACTAATACCTGGCTTAGCAGTACCATATACGTTTAACAAACTCGACCAATACAAACTTGTATTAGGACTATCAGGGATGTCTAATGGTCCGTTATTAGTAAGAGTTGAGGCAGCTTGATTTGCAGGTAGCAACTGAAGTGTGTTGCCAATAAACAAAATCTTATAGCCGTATGGGGTGACTTTCTCTCTAGTACCTAAAAGTAAGTGGTCGTCCTTCATGTCAGTTAATGCATTACCCTGAAAGATACTTGCAATAATCTTGTGAATAACACCCAACTTCTTAACCTTAGCACTTGAGCTAATCCAGATAGGCATGTAGAACTTCCAAGTCATTACATCAATGGGATTACCTGAGCCCATAGGAATCGACCGACTACTGAATGTCAGTCCGTCTTGATACACGACTGACAATGATGTCCAGTCTACGAAGTTATCAGTAGATTGCAATTCCATAGCAGGGTTAAACAATACACCTAATTGTTCAATCAATTCTAACTTTTGATTATAGTTAGTTGTCCAGAAGTCTACACTAATTCTAAGTGTATAAGGAACAGGCATGATACGTTCAACTGTAAATGCTTGACCCTGCGTAGTCTCGAATTGTTGTGTGTCAACGTTATAGTGTCTACGACGGACGTTTAGTTTATCGATGAAGAACGGGTCTTGGGTTCTCTTTTGGTCATACTCTAACCCACTGATATAATAAGTAATCATCGGCGCACTTGGCATACTACTAGCAGAGTTATTAGCTATGATAGCACTTGCTTGTCTACTTGAGTCACCGTATTGGATAGGTACTCGGACAAGAATCGGATTGCCTGCAGGGTCATTACCCTTTGTTACTTGCCAATCGCTAAAGATTCGTGCGAATTGCACTAAGAATCTGCGAATCTGGTTATCATAAAAGAAACTTGCCATGTTAATCTACTTTCAACTTCAATATAGAAGATAGTGGTTGTTGTTGCGGCATTGTCGTACCGTCTGTTAACGTTACTGTGTCAGTATTGTTAATGAATGAGCCCATCAATGTTTGTGAGCTTGCTGGTCCTGGTAACGCTCTTGCGTTAACGCCGATACGAACCCATAAGTTACCATCATATCGATATAAAATATTAGGTAGATAGTCAGTGCGCAAGAAATAGTCACCCAAGTTAGGCTGCGTCGGGAACGTGATACCTGCGCCAGTTGGTAATCCGTTTGGTGCAGTGCCATCTCCGATCAAGTATCCATCTTGATAACCAAATCCCTGCGGTGTAAAACGCTTGATATAGTTAAAGCGAGGATCAGCGTCAGCACGATAGTCCATTTCATTTTGAACAATCGGTTCTCCGGTGAATGTCGCTGCTAATGTGATAGTTGCCCCAACCGGGATACTAGCTATTGTTGGATTATTCAACGAGATAGTATTTGCTACAGCGTCATAGTCCACGATAGTTGTGCCTGGTGCAAACGAATTGAATAACTCAGTTGTGCCATTAGTTAATGACAACGAAGCGTTTATACCAATATCCAAGACTCCTAATTGGTCATAATATGTGTCTAAGTTCAACGGATCAATTGCTTGTTGTACGGCAATGACTGTGCTATTCACAGGGATAGTCTCCGCAGCAATCAAATAGATTGATGGGAACTGTGCGGCGTCAGAGAATGTGTTGTCTGCTGTACCGTAAGGTCTGTCTATAACACCAGTTGCTTTAATTTTTAGTACAGGGGTTTCTTCAATAATGCCGGAACCACTATCTGTCATGTCTCGTGCAAGAGTAGTTGTTTCTAAATTAACGTTCACAAACGCCGCTAATGCAACCATGTCATCTTCGGTTAGCGAGAACAACTGTTTTCTTGCAAGAGCACCAATCCTAATAACGGGACTAGCTACTCTAAAGTTAGGGCTAGAGAAGTTAACTAATTGACCTCTGATTGGAGTCGGGGCATTAGGGTTAGTCTGAATACTTACCGGTGGAAGTGGTTGACTTCCTTGCTTATCACTTGTTGGAGCCAAGTAAAGCTGAGTTCTATCGTAACCATTCTTAGGTAACAATCTAGCAGCTTCAGCAATAGCAGCATCGTTAATCGCAATGTTAGTGTTGTATCGACTGATGATATCTTTCAATGTATCTCCTACTTCTAGTTCCCATAACGGTGTGAAGAAGGTAGTATTAGTGACTGCTGTGCCCTGAGGGGGAGAACCATTAACCATGTATGTCACATTGTCTTTAGTAACTAGTGTGCCCGAACTATATGTAGATGAATTGACGAATGGTGTACCGGTAACAGGTGTTCCTGCAGGAATGTCACCCAAAGACTTATAAGTTTTATCACCGTACGTCACTGTATATCCAGGAACATAAGTTGCCGTTCTATTCCAATCACCTAAGAAGTTATCCTTGTTGCTGGGTTGGCTTAGTATGCCGCTAAATTCTTGACTGTCAACTAACGGCTCACATTTGATTCTCCAAAGATGCGGGAACCAAGTAGAAGTGAATCCTTCACTCGCAAAGTTTGCATCAGTGATTTGATAATATCTACGTAAGCCCACAGGGATTGTTTCGTTTAATGGATGATAGTCTGTTAAGTGCGGTAGTTCGAATACGTCACCTACCATTAGTTTTCTACCAATCAATTCAATCATCTGGTTATAGTGAACTGTGATAAAGATAATGTCGTTGTTTAAAAATAATCCAAACTGACTCAAATCAAAGTCAAGATTTTGTACATTATAATGACCGCGGATAGTATAGATATCAGGAGCGTATTTACGGTCACGATTCTCTAAGAAT